CGATGCACAAGGTCTTGGCCCTGTATTCCAAAATACTAATGCTCAACAACAGTATTTAGCGGCACAATTGCGTGAACAACAAGCATTGGCACAACATAAGAATCCACAACAAACACAGGGTAGCAGTATGAACCCTATGGATTTAGCTAAAATGCTAAAGAATAAGCCTGCTCAACAACCTACAGATACAACTGGCGCACCTGTAACCGATTACAGCACACCGTATAACCCTGCAACGGGTCAAAGTTGGGATGTAACTGGTAGTGGTTTTGCTGGTAATGGTGGGTATGATCCTACAGCAATGGGTGGCATGAATGATTATTTAGGTCAAATGGGTCTTGATACTGGTGGCTTTAGTGGTGCAGGTGACTTTAGTATGGGTGGTGTTGGCGACAGTTTGGCTGGTGCTGGCGATAGTTTAAGCGGTCTAGGTGATATGTTTAGTGGTATTGGTGGATGGTTCTCAGGCATTGATTGGGGTGGAATGGGTGCAGGTGCGGCAACAGCCGCAGAAGAAGCCGCTCCAGCCGCCGCCGCCGCCGCATAAGGAAAGAAAATGGCAGATACAAATCAATTTAGCGCAATTCAAGCTGGGACAATGTCCCCTGAAGATTATGCACAACAACAAGCCTTAAATCGTCAACAACGGTTTGCTGATCTGTTAATGACTCAAGGACAGCAACCACAAGGTCAGATGGTTAGCGGTCGTTATGTACCGCCTAGTTTCTTTCAAATGCTTAATCCAGTAGTCAACCAATTGGCTGGTGCATATCTTGGTAAAAAGGGTGACGAACAAGCAATTTCTTTAGCTCAAAAATTGCGTGGAAAACAAGAAGAAGCCGTGCAAAATTATATGAACGCTATGCAAACCACTCCTGCACAAGAAGGTGGTATTCAAGGCCCTAATGGCATGACTACGCAGACTACACCTGATATGTATAACGCTGATATGTCACTTAATCCGCAATACAAACAAGTTACTCCTGTTGCCGCACAAGGCCCTGATTATTACAAAGCATTTAAAGCGGCTACAAGTCCTTATGCACCTGCTCCATTGCAATCTGCTGGATATGAAATGCTCAAACCTCAAAAATTGGGTGAAGGTGAAACACTTAATCGGTTTAATTTTGCTAATGGACAACTTACTCCTTATGCTTCAGGTGGTGAAAAATTACCTACCGAATACAAAGAATATCAAAAAGCTATTTCAGACCCAAATCAACCATATAAAGGTTCTTTTTTCCAATATCAACAAGAACGATCAAGAGCTACTGCAAATCAAAATACGATTAATATGCCACCCGTTGAGAGTGCTTACAATGCCGCTTTTGGTAAAGGTGTAGCAGAACAAGATTTAGCCCTTAAAAACATCGCTGAAGGTGCTAAAACAACTGTTAGCAATATTGCAAGACAAAAACAAATTCTTGAAAGCGGTAAATTCTTTAGTGGTAAAGCCGCAAATATTCAAAATGAATTGGCTAATTTTGGTACTGCTCTTGGTGTTACTGGTAAAGATGGTCAAGAAAAAGCGGCAAATACTCAAAGTCTTATTGGTGGTTCTGCTGGCATAACATTAGATAATATTAAAGGATCAGGACTTGGCGCAGGTCAAGGCTTTACTGATAAAGATTTGCAATTCTTACAAGATGCTAAATCTTTTAAAATTACTTGGAATAAAGAAAATATTGCTAGGGTTCTTGATCTTCAAGAAAGAGCCGCTATTGAAGGTGCTAAAAAATGGAATAACCGTTATGGTCAAATCCAAAAGACTGCTACTGGCCCTATTAATGTTCAAGGTGTAGAAGTTCCAAAACCATATAGCGGTCAAGTTAAATACTTAGGTAACGAATAATGGCTGAAACTGTTGTCGCTAGAGTTCAACTTCCTGACGGCTCTATAGGTCGTTTTGAAGTTCCTAAAGATATGAGCCCTTCTGATGTAGAAGAACAGGCTTTAAATGCTTATATGGCACAAGGTCGTACTCAAAGTCTTTTAGCACCTGAAACAACTGAAAAAAGCGTTCCAAAAGTATTAGCTCAAAGTGCTGGTAAAGCAGTTGCTAATATTGGTGATCTTGTTGTTGGAGCACCTGAAACTTACAAGCGTATAACAAATTATGCTATGGGCAAACTAAAAGGAGAAGATGTTGAAGCTCCAAGAGGTGCTACGCCCATTACTAATGCTTTGGTTAAACATGGCATTTTTACACCACAAAACGAACCTAATACACCTGCTTTAAATATTGCTGACTTTGCTATACAAGCCGCCCCTGCGGTAGCTAGAGGTGATATTGGCTCTATTCCATCTTTTCTTAAAGCAACTGGAAAAAATTTATTACCTGCAACTGTAGGCGGTAGTGCTGTTGAATTAGCTAAATCTTCAGGAATTGATAATCCATTTGCTCAATTTGCTATTGGTGCAGGTACTATGGCGGCTAGTCAAACTCCTTTTGCCATTCGTCATACTGCCGCTGATGTAGCTAATCAAGCTACTCGTAATGTAACGCCACAGCAAATGAAAATGGCTGATGATTTAGTACGTGAATCTTATCGTTTAGGATCGCCTATTACGGGTGCAGAGGCTTTAGCTAAAACAACTGGTGCTAGTCCCCTAACTGCCGTTCAACGTGTCGTAGAGAACCTTCCACAAAGTTCTGAAACAATGGCTAGTTTTATGGCTAAACGCCCACAAGCTAATGAACAAATGATAGCTAATGCATTACGTAATATTAGCCCAAATCAGCCTACTTCAGCTACGCCAATGAATTTAAAAAATGCCGCTGGTGATTTAATGGCTGGCGCACAAAAAAGTCTTACTGAAAATAACGATGCTTTGTATAAAAAAGCTGGTGGTGTAAGTGTTTATCCTGCTCCTGCAATTTTTGCAAATGATAGAATTGCTGAAGCTGTTGATGCGGTAACCAATACAGCTAAATATGGCGTTAAAAACGGTGATCCTAATTCGTTTAAAACATTAATTGCCGCTAAAAAATATTTAAATGATGAATATCAAGAGCAAGTTAAGTCTGCTAGTGGTTTAAAAAGAGGTGCTGGAGCAGTTACTTCAGAAGCTGAAAATTTATTAAGTAATTATTTAAAAGAACAATCTCCTGAATATGCTAAAGGCGCAAAAAATTATGAAACTGCTTACAAAACACAATTTAATGCTTTAAATGAAAGCCCAGTAGGTCAAATTGCTGAAGGTAAAGTTGGTTCAGAAATATTAATGCCAAATAAACCTGTTTCTTTGTATCCTGCTGATATTAAGCGTACTGTGGAATTATTGCGTAGAAAAGACCCATCTGCCGTGCCTGATTGGACACGCCAACAGTTAGAAGGAATCTTTAACGAAACTGGTCAAAATTTACAAAATGGGCCAAACCAATTTGGTGGTGCTAAGTTTGCTTCTACTATTCAGGGTAACAAACAACAAAAATCTAACTTACAAACATTGATTCAAGAATCTGCTGGTATGCAGGCTTATCAAGGTTTTGAGCGTGTTTTAAACAATCTTGAAGCACAAGGCACAAGACAAGGCGCAGGATCAGCTACATCATTTAATAATCAATTTCAAAAAGAACTTTCTGAAGGTGGCCAATTAGCGGCCGCTAAATTGGTGTTTAAACCATCAGAAGTAGCTACTAAATATGAAGAATGGCAATTAGGAAAAAATGCCAATAAATTAGCAGATATGCTTACAAATCCTGATTCCATTAAACAATTACAAGATTTGGCTAGAACTAAACCAAATACAGCAAAAGAACGCTTGTTAGTAAATAGCTTGACGGGTGGATATGTAGCTCAAAAACCTGAAATTATAGAGGAATCGAAATGAGTAGAAACGGATCGGGAGTCTATTCGCTCCCAGCAGGTAACCCAGTAGTAACAGGCACAACAATTAGTTCTACATGGGCTAATTCAACGCTTACTGACATTCAAAATGCTATTACTCAATCTGTATCGGCAGACGGTCAAACTCCCATTACTGGAGCATTACAGATGGGTGGCAACGACATACAAAATGCTGGCACAGTTACGGCTGTTACTGGTATATTTGGTGGATTATTTTAAGGAAAAATCATGGCACAAACTGGCTACACGCCCATCTCGATTTACTATTCAGCGACAGCTACAAATACTCCTACGGCTGGTAATTTAGTTGCTGGTGAACTTGCTATTAATACGGCTGATGGAAAGCTATTTTATAAAGACTCTAGCGGAGTAGTTCAAGTATTAGGCACTAAAGGTGGTGTAGGTTCATCATCTACTACTCAAGTTCTTTATAACTCTAGTGGCTTAGTCGTTGGTTCTGCCAATATGACTTTTAGCGGTACAGCTTTAACTTTAGCTAATGATGCTTCTATATCAGGTCTTACTGTTGGTAAGGGAACAAATGGTGTAACTGCAAATACCGCTTTAGGTAGTGGTGCTTTACTTGGTGCTAATAGTGGTTCGGGAAATAATACTGCTATAGGTTATCAATCTTCTTATAGTAATACTAGCGGTTCTTATAATACTTCTGTTGGTCAAGGTTCTTTATACACAAACACTACAGGAATACTTAATGTTGCTCTTGGACAATCATCTTTATATTACAACACAACAGGTGGATATAATGTTGCAGTAGGTCCAAGTGCATTGTTTTCAAACACCACCGCATCTAATAACACAGCAGTAGGTTATCAAGCTGGTTATAATTTAACAACTGGTACTGGTAATTTATATGTTGGTTATGCAACTTCTGCCTCTGCGACAGGAGTAAATTATGAAATTGTTGTTGGTGTTGGTGGCGTTACAGGAAAAGGCACACAAACAGGATATTTTAATCCTGCTGGTGGTGGCGTTTATCAAGGTAATAACTCAACACTTTGGTCTATTACTTCTGACCAGCGTTTAAAGAAAAACATTGTTGATAACAATGATGGTTTAGACAAAATTACACAAATCAAAGTACGCAATTTTGAATATCGCACAGCAGATGAAATTACTGAATTAGAACCACAAAACGCTATTGACATTAAAGGCGTTCAATTAGGTGCTATTGCCCAAGAATTACAAGCAGTATTGCCTAATTGCGTTAAAACAGAATCAACTGGTGTTATGTCAGTAGATGCAAGCAATTTAACTTGGTATTTAATTAACGCAGTTAAAGAACTCAACGCAAAAGTAGAAGCATTAGAAGCACAATTACAAGGAAAATAAAATGTTAGAACTAACACCTGAACAAGAAGTACAACGCAGTTACGATGCCGCAATGGATAGCGTAAACCTACTTAACGCTGGCAAGCCTGAAGATATGACTGATGAAGATTGGGCTGATACAGTTAAGCGCAATAAAGAACACCTTGAAATTCAAATCGCCAAAGGTGATTACTACGCTGGGCATGATTTAACGCCATTTAAAAACGCTGTAAAATAACCACGAAAGGAAATGACATGGAAAACATAAAGAAAAACCAAGTCACTATTGACGATGTAGAGTACGCATTTGAAGATATGACACAAGAGCAACAAGCTATGGTCAATCATTTAATTGATTTAGACCGCAAGATTGGTAGTTCACAATTCAATTTAGACCAATTAAATGTTGGCAAACAAGCGTTTCTGACAATGTTGCGTGAATCTTTGATTAAAACGGAAGAACCTAGCGTTCAATAATGATCATGTCTTTTGAAATCGATCCTGTCAAATATGGAGTTCTTTGGAATAAGGTAGAAACCTATGAAGCCAAGTTCGATGAATTGTCCAAAAAAATTGACAAGATGGAAACCTCGATCGAGTCACTTGTTGCGATGGCTAATCAATCTAGGGGTGCTCTGTGGGTTGGTATTGGCCTTGTTTCTACATTTAGTGCCTTTGTGGGTTTTGTCATTAATTGGCTTCACAATAAGTAAATGAAGTGCCTGATCCATTTGGGTTATCTGAGGGCGTCAAGGGTCTAAGCAGTAGCTTGGATTCAAGCCGTGAGGCATCAAATCAACTTAGCAAGAGCATTGAGGGAATACAGCAAGACGGTTTAGATGTAGCCCAGCGTAAGGCTCAAGAAAGACGCAGAGCATTACGGGAAGCAGAGTTTAAGAAACAAACAGCGTTGATTAAGGCGTTGGAAGATTGGAATAAGAAGAAACAAATTAGCGATCAGGAAGCAAAGCTAAAGATCGACTTTGTAAAGAAGTACGGTGCAAAAGAGTGGGAAGCATTATTAAAGATTAAGCTAGACATTGAGAACATGGAACGCAAAGCTAACGAGGACTTTCAGCACGACTTAAAGGAAGTTCGCAAGGTACAGTTCTACTGTTTTGCACTAGCCGCCTTAATTGCTTGGTATCTAACGTGGGGTATTAAATGAACGAAATTTTAAAACATATATTGACTGGCAAAGATAATCAAACACATGACATAGCTAAATGGGCATGGATGCTTGGATTCTTGCTTGTTGGCTGTTCTGCAATTTATTTAATCTATACAGGTAAAGAGATTAGTCTTACTGAACTTGCAGGTGCTTTGGGTATCGTATCAGGATCAGGAGCGGCTTCCGTAGCTGGTAAACAACTTTCAGGTGCAGAACCTCAATGAACTTTTTGATTTCCCTATTAGGCGGTCTAAGTGGACAAACTTACATATATCTTGTACTTGTACTTGGTAGTTTTTCTAGTGGTTTTTATATTGAGCATATCCGCTTTGTTGATTTCCAAGATAAGGTCAAAATTGTTGCAGAACAACAAATTGCCGAGAACAAGGCAAAAATTAAAGAACAAGAATTAATAAATAGAGGAGTAACAGATGCGTACAACGCTAATGTCAGCAATATTCACAATTTTTATAACAGGATGCTCGACACCAATAGCGGTGCAATGTCCACCAATGGCACAGCCGCCATCACAATTAATGGCGAAACCCATAACCTTTTACTTGTTGCCGAGCAATGTGCCGACACAACAACACAATTAATATCCCTTCAAGACTGGATTAACCAACAGGCAGGATTAGATGACGCTAGACCAGTTAAATAAGCTCGGTATCGACCCTAAGTGGCTTGATCCGTTACAAGAAACATTTGATAAGTACGAAATAAACACCGTCAAGCGTCAGGCGTGTTTTATAGGTCAATGTATGCACGAGTCGGCAGGTTTTAAGGTCACTCGTGAAAACTTAAATTATTCTGCTAAAGGTCTGATGGCTACATGGCCAAGTCGTTTTCCTGACATGGATACCGCAGAAAAGTACGAACATAACCCTGAAAAGATCGCTAGTAAGGTTTATATGGGAAGAATGGGTAATACGACCCCCGAAGAAGCTGGAATGTATATTGGTAGAGGACTTATCCAAATAACAGGCAAGGATGCCTATAAATCGGCTTCAGAGGCATTAAAAGAAGATTTACTAGCTAACCCTCAACTAGCAGAAGAACCACGCTATGCGGCTCTTACTGCTGGCTGGTTTTGGAACAAGGTAGGGTTAAATATTTTGGCTGACACAAGCGACTATCAGACCATGACTAAACGTATTAATGGTGGTGTTTTGGGTTTAGATGACAGGATTGCCAAGATAAACATGGCTCTCAATGCTTTAGGATAATCACTAAGAGTACAAAGCATATAAACAATATATATGCGACATTGCACCAGTATTCCATTCTTAGCTTATCAGGGTTACCAATCATCCACTTTTGGATTTCAAGCATATCGGGATCGTGTTCTATATAACGGGGTTTAAGTGGGTTTTCGTCATACCTAGAACTAATTAAGACCTTGCCGTTGTTTAGAAAATCGTTCATTTTTGTGCCTTTCTTACATTTTCCAAAGCTAAATTTATACAAAACATTGCCGTATAAAAACCAAAAGCAAAACTTCCAGCCATTGCTAATCCAATCCATATACCTTCTGTCATTTCTCTTGTGCCTTTTTTAGTATTGCTCTAGCAAAATGGACAAGTTGATTGCCGTATTCACCATGATTTTCTCCAGCAATTTCTAATATTTCCTCATCTGTTAGTGTCTTTGCTGGATGTAAGTAGAGTGGAATGTCATCTTCCCAAACCTTTACTGGAGAAAACTTAGTAACTTTTCCTGTTTCATAATGATGTTGCATCCACGCTACTGGTTCATTACTCATTAAAACCACCTTAGATCAGGAGCAGACATTTGGTTATGGTAGCTCTTTTGACGCACTCTAAACTCAAATAAATCTTCATGCTCAGGGAATTCGTTAGCAAACTTCCTAGCGTAGTGACTGATCCAGCCATCATCTATCTTAAAGTCGCCTGAATCACCTATGGCCGTTTCCCAGCGTACCCTATGAAATACACATTTAGCTGAAAAGTGCTTTTTTCTTGCCGCTACCTGTAACGAGAACTTCTTAAACATTTCCCATATATCAGGGTGCTGGGCGTCATAAAGCTCAAAATTTTCTTTAGTCCATTTGTTATTCATATTACATACCCCGTTCTAAGATAGTGTGTACCAAATATAACTAATGTTAAAAATATAGCCAATAAACCGCCTAAGATAAAGTCTTTCATTTTCTGTATCCATTCTTTAAATCGTCATTTTTCCATGCCTCAATCTTGGCGTGGGCCAGTTCTAAAGTTCTTGCAAAACCGCTTAATTGACCGTTTGGGGTGCGTTCATACACAGTAAACCCTGAGAAGTCAGGCTCGATACTGTATGTTGCTAGACCATCGTAAAAGTCTTGTGCGTGTGCGTATGCGCTATGTGCGCTTGCATCGTCTGATTTGATACGGCTGGTGCGTTGTGCTATTGATTCCATTATGCTTTTCTCCAGCGTGGAATTTCAGTATTTAATGTTAATGCTGAAAAATGACTAATTCTGTAACCATTAGTTGATTTCCATTTAACTAAGCCATCAGAATCTTGATCTTTAATTACATGGCCATGAGTACCTTCTTGATGTTTAACTCTGTCACCGTCTTTAAATTCATATTCCATTTGTTGCTCCTTTTTCTATCTCACTCGGTATTGAGTAACACCAGTTTAGTTAAGCTATCTTAACAATGCAAGTATTATTTAATAGGGATATACCCTAAGTGCAAAAATACAACAAAGAAGTTGGGGTACTAACTTCTTTACGCTTTCCCCCGTTCCCGTGAAGGAATTAAAGATCGTTTTTTACCTGATAAAAACGCAATAAATGTTGAAAGCACTCCCAACCCTTTTGGAGTCGGGATTCTTCCACTTCTATTAATTTTACTTGGTTAGTAGTACCGTTGACAAATACTATAGCGCACCTTGCTTTGGGCAAGTTTAGGCCTTCACGATAAGCCGCTAACTGTAGTTCATGCTCGAACCATACATCAACTTTATCCAAATCCGTAGTCTTTGTTTTAAAGTCTACGATAAAGCCTGTACCCTGACCATTGATCTGTTTAGCCATGAGGTCGCACTTGCCACCAAAGCCTAGCGGATGCCCAAAAGAACGCTCAGAAAGCCACGGCTGGCTTCCAAACGCATTATTAAGCGCATTATCTATAGCATCAAGATAGGCTGGCTTTTCAGGCAAATACATCTGCTCAAAGTAACCCTGAATAATGTTATGGATCGCAGTACCACGCATAGCCGCTTCCATTCCAGTAGCCTTGCTATCCTTCATTACCCTACTTAACCAAACTGATTCTTCTTCATTTTCTAAGCGAGGAAGTGTAAGTGCGGCCAAGATAGCTTGTTCTGCAAGCCAACGCTGGAGTCCTTCTCCTTTGTTTGCAACCCCGATAATAGTGGTCGTACTGGGCAGTAGACCGAGTTTTCGTGCATCAGATACATTTGTTGCCCGTTCTTTGCCCGTAGATGATCCGATGATTGTATAGGCTGGACTGCCGTCTTTAGTATAGAAGTGACCACTTTTCTCCTCTTTGTCTTTAATTATCATCAGAAGGGTATGTCCTTGAGGTCATCATCTTCTAACTTAGGCGCATCAGCTTCACGCTGTTTTTGCCCACGCCATTCACTACTCTCTGCAATCTTTTCTTTGTAGTATTTTGGCAACGCATCGTACTTAGCCTGATCAAATTCTGCTAACCAAAAATGATTAATAGGGTTTACACCTTCAGGCTGGACATTACGCAATGCGCTAGGAACTGGGCTAATGCCGCTAATGTTGGCGTACTTGCCATCTTCTGAGTGGGTGATATTAACCATGCAAAACTTACCCAGTAAGGCTTTAAGATCAAAGTTTTTACGATCTTCCGCAGTCATTTTTTTATTAGACCAAGATTCTAAGTCCTGACGAAGTCGTGCTTGATCTCCAAGACTGACTGTATAGCGTTTAGACACGATTAAAGGCTTCTTATCGTCTGTTTGTAATGGCTGTCCAGCATCGTCATCACCGTGCAATTCCCAAGTCAGTACGACCTTGTGCATGATCTTGGTTTCTCCAGCCCATTCGGTAGCTTGATGGCCCAAGTCTATACAGCTATAAAGCCGTGCCATGTGAAGCCCAGCAGGGGCTATCTTAAATTCTTTACTGTTATCGCTGATAATCATTTTTCACCTCTAATTGTTGGAAAATTTTGCAAGCCAAATACATTGCCAAAGTCATTGATGACATCACGCAATACAGGGTTTACTTGGGTGTTACGGGCTGGTAAGCCACACGCATAGCGTAGGTCACCAATTTCATCTGCGGATAAAAATACACCATCCTCGATGTCTTTAAAGATGCGTTCCAAATGTTCTTGGAAGCTGTTGAAGTCTTGATCTTGCTCACTCATAAGAGTTCTCCTATTAACACGGCATATACCGTACTTAGATATTAAGCCAACTTAAAACACAATGCAACACTTTATTTGCAATCTGTTGTAAAAATGTTAAGATAGCTTATGGAAAAAATATCTACAAGAGCAATGATTCAGTTATTGGGTGGCTGTACAAAGGTCGCTAATTTGGTCGGTGTGTCGGTTGCGGCAGTCAGTATGTGGCAAAACGGCAACATTCCTTACGATAAGCTGGTGATCCTAGCGGCTACCCTAGAAAAAGAAAGTGTCGGTCTAATCAATAGAAAGCAACTTTTCCCACTTTCTTACAAAATGATATGGCCTGAATTGGAATAGTGTTATACTGTGCCTGTCTAGGGTGGAACTTAGGCAGAATAAGACCTCATTCACATGGGTTGGTTTCGACACTTGTTTTACTAAAGTCTAAATTCCACCCCCAGCCCAGTTGAATGAGGTTTTTCTTTTGGGCAAGACCTAGCCCGTTCTCAAGCGTGTTGCAACGGTAAAGGCTGTAGACCCTCTAGAAACTACTACGCACCTATGTGCGCCCACTTAGCCGTTATTGCTTGGCTATTTAAGGGAACTGTCCTGTATGGATAGACCGATGAGTGATAAAGACAGACCTAGACACGCCAAAGACATCGAAGCAATAATTTGAGACAAGAACTCAGTAAGACTGACAAGCTATTCCTCATAGTAGGGATAGCTTTGTCCTGAATCTAGTAATCCTGACAAAAAAACAACACTAGGGAAAACACCTACAAAATAATCAATCTAATTAAGATAACTTAACATATACTTTCAATATGGAAAATTTATTAATAGTTTTTTCTGTTGGAATATTCGCCATCTTTGGTTCTGTAATGGCGGTTTTGTTATCTCTTTTATATTGGATAAAAACATGACTTGGAATCTAAGGTTAGTAAATTTAAGCAACGCTTACGAAGATTATTTTGAAATTTGTGAAGTGTTTTATGACACGATGGGTAAACCAATGGGCTATAGTTCTGCCGCTATTGGTGGAGAAGATCGTCTAGAAGTAGATCGTTACATCGAAATGTGTAAAGAAGCCCTAGACAAACCCATTTTAAAGTTTGCAGACAATCAAGCTCTTGATCACACTAAAATGCTTGAAGATGAATGTGCCGCATTAAGGAAACAATTAGATGACATTCAATGATTTTTACAATCAGTACCCCCGTAAGATGGCTCGCAAAGATGCTGAAAGAGCATGGAACAGGCTAACCCCTATTCAGCAAGCAGAATGTTTAGAAGCCATGCCAAACTACTTGAAATACTGGAAGATCAAAGAAACGGCTAAAGATTTCATTCCATACCCTGCCTCTTTTTTGAACGCTGAAAGGTGGACTGACGATATAGACATTGAACCGACCAAGAAACCTGAACTTTCTTGGTATTCCAGCGAAGAATTAACAGCTAGAAAAGCGCAAGAAGTAAACTGCCCTGCCTATGCTGGAGAAGGTTGGCAACAATGGCGGTCTAGAATTAGCATGAAGATTAAGCAAATTGAAGCATGAGGAGTATTTAGTAAGTTGGTATATAGCTGTAGCAAAAAAACGGGGATGGCCCGAAGTTGTAAGATTGTTGGCCCAATACCCCGATAAAGAAGAACGAATTAAACAATTAATTAAAAAGAAACTAGGAAAATGAATGAGTTGGCTCTATTCGCAGGTGCTGGTGGCGGAATACTTGGGGGAAAACTACTTGGATGGCGAACAGTCTGTGCCGTTGAGTGGGAACAATACCCAGCTTGCGTACTTGCCGCAAGACAAAATGACGGATTACTCCCGTCTTTCCCGATTTGGGATGATGTTCAAACCTTTGACGGAAAACCTTGGCGAGGAATTGTTGATGTCGTATCTGGCGGCTTTCCGTGCCAAGACATCTCAATTGCAGGAAAAGGAGATGGACTTGACGGAGAACGATCCGGGATGTGGAGAGAGATGGCAAGGATTATTGGCGAAGTACGACCCCAATACGCATTCATTGAAAACAGTCCAATGCTCACTTCTAGAGGACTCGGAACAGTCCTTGCAGACTTGGCCAAATTGGGGTTCGATGCGGAATGGGGTGTGTTGGGAGCAGACAATGCCGAATTACCTCATAAACGAAAGCGAATATGGGTGCTGGGTTCCAACACCAACGGTCAGCGTAAGCAAAGGGTGTTCAAGCAAAAGATTTCGACATTCAAAGGATTACCACGGATCAATGACTATGGAGTGGATAAGAACGAGCAAGGATTGCGGTCAATACTTTCACCCGGATTATGCAGAGCTTTTAATGGATTTCCCGGACAAGTGGACAGACTTAAAGCCGTTGGAAATGCCCAAGTTCCAAGAGTGGCTAAATTCGCATGGGAAACCCTCAAAGGAAGATTAGATGCGTGAAATAGATCCTAATCAATGTATAGACTTTATATTAGAAAACGCAGGTAAATATGCACAGGCAAAAGGTGAATTGGCGCAACTTGAAGCGTACAAGAGTTCGCTTAAGGCTATCAAGATGGCTGAAACTAGCGAGCAATCTCTCGGGGCGCAGGAGCGTGAGGCTTATAGAAGCCAAGATTATCAGGATTTATGTAAGGCGATTGGAATTGCTACGGAAAAAGCAGAAAAACTCAAGTGGTTACTTGAAAGTGCACGATTACGTCACGCTACATGGCAGACTTTAGAAGTATCTAACAGAACGCAAGACAGGATATTAAAATGATCGACTTAACCCAAGAATACTTAATTCTAAAAATGCTAATGCGTATGTATGACGATGCCCTTAAAAAAGATGACGCTGTAAAGATGCTAGAGATCAGCGTAGACATTGCTGAAAGTGCTGAAAAGTTAGAACAATTGTCTTGCGACCACGCTAATGACCAAAAATGAAAAAGAAAAACTCAGAAAAATTGCTGAATTGGGATGTGCATTATGTCGGAATCAAGGCAATGAGGGCACGCCAGCAGAATTGCATCACATTAGACGAGGTGGCGTTAGAAGCCGCTCGCCAGTTATTCCGCTTTGTCCCTATCACCATCGAGGATCAAATACCAGTATTCACGGAATGGGTCGTAAACGGTTCGAGCAAGAATACGGAATCACGGAAGAACAGTTGTTGGCGCAAACGGAAAGTCTTATAGGTGAGTAGCTGGCTAATTATCGTTACTGGAGCTATCTACGCTTACATAGGAATCGAGCAGGTAGCAAAAGGGAACCTTCCGATGGGCATTACTTATATGTCCTACGCTACTGCCAACATTGGACTTTACTTCATGGCTAAATAATGTAAAATGGTGCAATGCAACATTTAATAGGAGATTGCTATGTTTACATTTGATGAGCAGTTCAAGAAATACGAAGAAGTCTTAGATCGCACCAAGCAAGCGTATGAATTTTGGTACAACTGCCTTGTATCGACTTGGAAAGACTTTTATAAGACTTATAAGTAACATTTAAGTTACCAGTTTGATACCTATAAGTTTATAGTCTGATACTTATAAGTTTATAGTTCCAACCCGTCAAAGCCTAATTCGTGTGCGATTAACTTGCATCGAGTCCTAAAGGCTTTGCCGTGTTGTGTCCATTTATCACCCTTTAATCGGTGAAAACTCATGTGACAGCACTCATGTGCCAGCGTAGTGAGCATCGTGTAGTAGTGACCGCAACGGGCAGAACTAATCGTAATGGTGTGTTCATAGTCACCACCAGTATCTAGTTGGTAACTTCCCATTAATTCAGGGTCAGGCGTAATCAAAAACTCGATTTCATCGGGTAAAGGCATGGGCCACTTAGTAAACGGATACAAGCAGTACAGACTTGCATACGCATTACGGATGGCTTCAGGCGTCAATCTCATTTCCAGCTAATCCATTCTGTATTGAGTTTCTTTTTCTTGCGCTCTACATACACGGGCATACTAAATGTTAAACCATGTTCAGGATGAGTCAGCCATAAAGCCTGTCTTGGCGGCTCAAACCCAAAATTGTTACTGTAAGCGTACTCATCGTAACCTTTAAGGCTACCGTTGACTATAAGGCGTTCTAGCTGGATTAACTGATGCCAATGACCTAAGAGCATCGTATCGTATTCCATGTCAATCTGAGCGTTCCTAGAGCGTTTACGATGGTCACCACGAATGATTGGCCCTAAAGCCCCAATGACACCGTCACCCCCACGAAATTGATCCCCATGTGTAAGTAAATATTTATGTCCGTAGATTGAATAATAGGCATCAGAGCCATCGGGTATATGAAATTGAACACGCTTATCAGCCTCAAATCGTTTACTAAGGAATTGATAGAGTAACCAATCAAATGAGGTGAAGTTACGACCCTTTGCCCTGATTTTGTGCGTGTTGCGCCCATGATTGCCACTTACGCACGGAATAAAGACATTTCCGAACTCATCTGCTAGTGTTTGAATACACCAACATAAGACTCCGAACAAATCTAAGACTGTCGGCATGATTTCCATTGAGTTTGTAGCCATCAGTTCTTCATGGATGTCACCCGATACCATATCTCCACCCAGTACAAAGACAATTCCTTCATAATTTGAGTGTGCTACATGGTTTTTTAGTAGGTCTATTGCCTTTTCTACCATGACCCTAGCACGATCTTGGGCTATAGCGACATTGTATTCATTTACACCGTTGATCTGATTAGGGTCTACAACCTCGCCCCAATGCCAATCCGATGCAAATAAGGTCGGGATACCTGCTACTGTTTTACCTTTAGGTGGCTTAACCAACCAGTTTGGTGTAGAAGTCTTGGTGGTAGACATCTTTAATATCACTTTTTTGATATAGTCCGATGTTAACTTTTCTTCTTCTTGACCGTTAAGCATAGACTCAAGTTGTCTGATCTTATCCTGCGCTTCTAGAAGCTCAGTTAACTCTTTATTGGCTACCTTGATCGTGGGTTGCAAACCAATAGACTTGGCTACCCTAACTCTTGTATTAAAGGTATTGGGGTTAATTCCTAATACTTTAGCCGCCCCAGTCTTAGTTCCTATCTTTGCATAAGCATTTAAGGCTTCTTGCAATTCTGCCCTTGACAACGGTTTTTGTGCCATGACCTACCTTTTGGTGTAAAGTTAGCTAATACTAATCTATTCTAATTGAAAATCAATGACATACGCACGAATTGATACAAATCACAAAGAAATTGTGGCGGCATTAAGACAAGCTGGTGCATCAGTCTTATCCCTAGCCGCTATGAAGCATGGGTGTCCTGATTTATTGGTGGGATTTGGTAACGAATCTATGTTGATGGAGATCAAGCGTGACTCTAAGGCTAAGTTCACACCCGACCAATTAAAGTTTATGGCAGACTGGAAGGGCGGCCCAATTGCTCGTGTTGACAGCGTTGATGCCGCACTAAGAGCACTAGGAGTAATCCAAAAAGTGTTATAAAATACACAAAAGGAGCGGTTTATGGAAAAGTCAATGGCGTTGTTTTTAGCAACCTTGCTACATTCGGGTACAAATACCCACTTTTTCCATTGGGCTACAAAGTCTTACGCTAAACACAAGACTTTAGGTCACTTCTACGAAAATATAATTGAGTTAACAGACGAATTAGCCGAAGCCTATTTTGGCGTATACGGTCAGATTACCCAATTTCCTAGCACATACCACCAACCAAAAGAGCCGCTTGCTTACCTGCAATCACTTCAGTCTTTTGTTAAAGATGCTAGGTCAGACCTACCTACAGATTCAGAGATTGTCCAACTAATCGACAATATCGCCCAAGAGATCGACACAACCATCTACCTACTTAAATTCAAAGGTTAATATGCCACTTAATAAATCAGGTTCAGCCAAGTCAGTAGGCGAAAACATCAAAGCCGAAGTAAAAGCTGGTAAGCCTAAGAAACAAGCACTTGCTATTGCATTAAATACTGAGCGTGAATACGCTAAAGGTACACGAAAAGCTAAATTGGAATCCCAGTACGACAAGTACATCGGAGAAAAAGAATGAAGCCGATGGAACACAAATACAAAAAACAAGATGCTTTATTGCGTAATCATAAAGAAACTACGCTAGAAAAGAATCAAGCTGATCGTATTGCCCGTAGGAAGATGATTGCCAATAAACTTAAAGACTTAGATAAAGAAGTAAAGTAATGTATCCTGAGTACGATCCAAACGAACAATCGTTAGGTCAATCATGGGCTGATATTTTGCGTGGATTTAAAAACCCACAATCATGGCAAGATATTGGTCAAGGAATACAAAATACCGCTAAAGTTATTCCTAATGTAGTTGAATCATTAGGGCGTGGTGGTGTTGCTCAAGCTGTAGGAACAATGGGTGATCTGCGTGATTTACGCAATACCGTACAAAGCTATTTACCACAAAGCGTACAGAACTTTAGCAATGCGGCAGAGTTTCTTACCAATCCTTACGCTAAAATGTTAGCTCAAACTGCACCAACTACAGAGCAAACACTAGAAACAATACCCCGTGCTACAGCCCCGTATGAAGGCTACAAGCAACACGAAACAATGGGTGAATACATTGCCCCATCTTTAGGTTATTTTGGCGGCAAAGCCTTAAAAGCTGTTAAAGATTTACCTATTGGCATGACAATTCAAGATGTAACACCACCAATAGAGCCAACTAAAGTAGCTGAAGCACTACGCCAACCTGAAAAATCTGCAATGGGGTTCTATTCACCGTTAGATGAAGCGGTAATGAATTTGCAAAATCAAAAAGGTACAGGTCAACAATATCTTGCTCAGTTACTAAAAACTGGTGGCGTAAAACCCGAAGAAGTTGCTACACGGGGATTAGACACATTCTTATCAGAAAACCCTAAAGTTACTAAACCACAAATTGAAGAATTTTTAACTAATAATCCTGTAAATCTTAAAGAAACTGTATTAGGCGTACCTGAAAAGTTTGATGCAAACAGATTAAATCAACTTGAAACAGAGTATGCAGGGCTAAAAGAACACGCTATTGATGATCCTAACTTTGGTGAAAACAAATACGATGAAATGATCCGTTTGCAAAACATTCGTGATAACAGCACTCTTGATAGTCTTTATGCTAGGGCTGAAGCTGATGAAAGAACTGCTCAACGGATGCAACAATTAGGGCTAAAAGACGAAGCTGAAAAATATTTTAGACAGGCTGAATTGCTTAATACCCGTGCTGAAAAGCTAGATTTAGAAGAATTAGGCCCAAAAACTCCAACACGATTTGGTAAGTCTGACTTTAATATACCCAATGGTGAAAATTATCGTGAAGTGTTAATACAGACACCTACTGATATGGGTGCATACAACGATTATGTTGATAAATTACGGGCTAAATACGGACAAGGTGGTTTTGATAATTTGCCATTAACCCCTATTGAACGCAAAAAATTAGATAATTTGCAAATTGAACCACGCCAACCATTTGTAAATCGCAATCATTTTGAGCAACCAAATATTCTTGCACACATGAGAGTAGATGATCGCACTATTGACGGCAAAAAAACGCTGTTTATTCAAGAAATACAATCAGACTGGCATCAAAAAGGTCGTAAAGAAGGTTACACAACGGGCAACAGAAGCATGAGAGATATTGACAAAGATTTAGACGCAGTAGTTAATGAGTTAAGGTCTAAACCAAATGTTCAATATGCTCCAACTGATGCTGATTGGGCAAGATATCCTGAATTAACTGCAAAGCATGATGCCTTGTCTGCTGAAAGAGCAAATGCAACAAAATCAAATGCTGTACCTGATGCCCCATTTAAAAAGAATTGGCAAGAACTAGCAATTAAACGAGCCATGCAAATGGCCGCAGAAGGTGGATATGACCGTGTAGCATTTACTACTGGTAAACAGCAAGCAGATCGCTACAGCTTACAAAAGCAAGTAAATTTAGTGTCAGCTATGCCAGCAAAAGACGGCAAATACAATGTTTACCTTGAAGGTAAAGATGGTGACCCATTGTTTAGAGGCCGTGACGGATTCTCAGAATATGGTCAAAAAACCATGACCCCCGAAGAAATGGAAGCCACGGTTGGTAAAGAAGTTACACGCAAACTGATTGAAGGCACACCAAATAAAGAAGGTTGGGTTGATGTTCGGGATAAAGAATTAACTGTTGGCGGTGAAGGAATGGCTGGCTTTTACGACAAGATGCTACCTGACTTTATTAATAAGTACGGTAAAAAGCATGGAATAAGGGTAGGACAAACAGAAATGCCTACTGGTAAAACCCGTGATGCAAGCGGTATACCATCCATGTATAACCAAAAAGAAGTTGTACATTACTTTGATTTAACACCATCAGCTAAAGAATCATTCCTTAAAAAAGGACAGCCTATGTTTGCGGCCGCACCTTTAGCATTACCAGCTACACGCAAAGACCTGTTAAACGATCTCTTTGATAAAAAGCAAGAAAAGAAGTAGAATTAACTTATCTTAATCAACCACTTGGTAAAGGTATGGAATCTAAAGTAGATAAAACTAGAATTAAGACAGGCGGTCGCTCTGTAGGTACGCCTAATAAGTCTACAGCCCTTGCTAGAGAAGCGATCGCTAAGTTCGTGGATGGTAACGCTGACAAACTGCAAGAATGGCTTGATGCCATCGCTATGAACGAGAAGTTAGGCCCTAAAGTAGCTTTCGATTGCTTTATGCAAGTTGCTGAATACCACGTTCCTAAGTTAGCTAGGACAGAACACACTAGCCCACAGGATGAGCCAGTCAAAGTAATTCACGAACATAAATTCCTTGACTGAGATAGTTAAAAAGTATGAGTACCCCTACAAGGCTAGGGATGCTTTTTTAGACTTTCACCAAAGAAAAGAACGCTGGGCTGTATTGGTCTGCCACAGGAGAGCAGGGAAAACTTGCGCTACTATCTGCGACATTATTCGCAGGGCTATCATGGAAAAGAAACCTGACGGCAGATACGCTTACATAGCCCCGTACTACGCACAAGCTAAAAACATTGCTTGGGATTATTTACTTAAGTTTGCAGAGCCAGCCATTGTTAAGGCTAATCAGTCAGAATTATGGGTAGAACTGGTCAATGGGGCAAAAATACGGCTATTTGGTGCTGATAACCCTGATGCTTTGCGTGGTCTTTATCTTGATGGCGTGGTTTTAGACGAATACGCAGATATGAAACCCCGTCTTTGGGGTGAGATTGTTAGACCATTGCTTACAGATAGAAACGGTTTAAACGGCTATCAGACATGGGCTGTGTTTATTGGTACACCAAAGGGTCATAACGCCTTTTACGACATCTACAGCAACGCTTTAAAGAGCGACAACTGGTATGTCAAGACATTAAGGGCTGACCAGTCTGGTCTGATTCCTGATGCTGAATTGCTGGATGCTCAAGCCACAATGTCTAGCAACCAGTACGAACAAGAGTTCTTATGTTCATTTGAAGCGGCAATTATGGGAGCGTACTATGGTCAAGAGATGCGTAGAATTACTGACTTGGATCGAATTACTACTGTTGACTATGATCCTATGTTCCCCTGTCATACTGCTTGGGACTTGGGTTTTAATGACTCCACTTCAATATGGTGGTTTCAGGTGGTTTATGGGGAGATACGGGTTCTAGATCACCACTCATCTAACGGACAAGCTGTGCCATTCTATACAGGTCTGTTGCAACAAAAAGAAGATGAGTTCGGATACAAGTATGGCTATCATTACCTGCCGCATGACGCTAGAGCTAAAACTATGGCATCGGGTGGTAAGAGCATAATTGAACAATTTGCGACAAAAATCGACATAAAACACCTAAAAATCGTTCCAAACCTGTCAATTCAGGATGGAATACAGGCAACAAGGCTTGCATTAACTCGCACTTGGTTTGATAATAGGTGTGAAGAAGGTATCGAATGTTTACGTCAATATCAACGGGAATGGAATGATGATAAGAAATGCTTTAATGACCGCCCAAAACATGATTTCACAAGTCATTCAGCCGATGCGTTCCGCTATCTCAGTATTGTATGGAAAGATGAGGACAGCCCTATCCTCAAAGATTCAAGAGTTAAGGGACTTCATGTCGGGCAAACTGATGTAACGCTCAACGAGATGTGGAAAGAAACACCAAAACAAACCTTTAGGAGAATCTAATGTCAGCCGTAGCCCTACCCTATGCAGTCTATTACGAAACCGTTGCCGCATCACAAACTGCCCAAGTATTAGGCGTTACTGGTGCTAAAGGCGATATAGTTAGCAACCTTATTATTACTGTTAATGCCTTAACTACTGGCACAGTATCGCTACTGGATGGCGCAATATCCTACCCACTTACAACCGCTACTACCCCTGTTGGCTTATATATGCTGACACTTGATGCCCAGTCAGTAAGCGGAGCATGGAAGATTACTACTGGTGCTGGTGCTACCGTATTTGCTACAGGCAACTTTACTTAAGGATTACTATGGAACACGAATACCAAGATTGGTATAACACTATTGGGCAGTACGAGCGCACCTTTAAAGAGTGGGAAGGTAGAGCCGACAAGATTGTTAAACGGTATCGTGATGACAGCCGTACTAGGAATAACCCTAATGCAAAGTTTAATATTCTGTGGAGCAATGTACAGACTATTACTCCAGCTATCTTTGCTAGACTGCCTAGACCTGATGTAAGCCGTAGATTTAGGGACAACGATCCAATAGGTAGAGTAGCTTCTATGATGCTTGAGAGAGCATTGGACTACGAAATCACCCACTATGGTGACTACAAATCCGCTATGAATCAATCAGTTAATGACCGTCTGTTAGGTGGGCGTGGTACTAGCTGGGTTCGTTATGAGCCGCATATTGTCGGAAGTGAAGCCGATGGCATGGATATGCCTGAAGATGGTCTTGAGATTACTGAGGACATTGACGAAGCAGAAACCGAAGGCGGTATGTACCGTGAGGATCAGGAACGCATTGAGTACGAGTGTGCGCCTGTTGACTATGTTCATTGGCGTGACTTTGGCTTGACTGTTGCCCGTACATGGGAAGAAGTCACCGCAGTATGGCGTAAAGTCTATCTAGGCAGACCTGCGCTTGTTGAACGCTTTGGTGAGGAATTAGGTGGTCGTATCCCATTGGATACAAAGCCTGAAACTTCTAAGTCTTTCAGCGAAAAGATGGGCGAAGGCGCAAAAGAAGCCTGTATCTATGAGATATGGGACAAGACTTCAGGTGAGGTCATTTGGCTATCTAAGTCTATGGGTGAAATCCTTGATACCCGTGCCGACCCATTAAAGTTAGAAAACTTTTGGCCATGCCCTAAACCTTTATTTTCTACATTGACTACGGATTCATTAGTTCCAATCCCTGACTTTGTACTGTACCAAGATCAAGCAAGACAGCTAGACACGCTTGCTGATCGTATTGATGGATTTATTCAAGCTCTCAAAGTTCGGGGTGTATATGACGCATCTGAGCCAAGTCTTGCCCGTTTATTCTCTGAAGGCGAAAACAATTCATTGTTACCAGTCAAGAACTGGAACGCATTTGCTGAAAAACAGGGTATGCAAGGAGCTATTAACCTTGTAGACATCGCCCCTATTGCTAGTGCTTTAACCATGTCTTACTCGGCAATGGATCAGGTTAAGGGTCAAATCTACGAGATTATGGGTATCGCTGACATCCAGCGTGGACAGACCGATCCTAATGAAACACTAGGCGCACAGGTCATTAAGTCTAACAATGCCGCAGGTCGCTTAAAGACTATGCAAC